GCATACGCCGATCCTCCTCAGCGTTGCCGGCCTGTTTGATCATCTGCGCGATCTGGATTGCCTGGAGGTAAGGTCCGAGCCCGATAAGCGGAGGCCTCGGCATACCGGGAGAGAAGAAACTAGGCGAGTTGCCGAAATTGGTTCCTGCTGCCACGTCGATCTCCTCCTAGCTCATCCCGTCCGTGGGATAGCCGTAGTTGCCGCCGCCGTTCTGCCCCATGATTTTTCTCAGCCACAGCGATGTAGCGATGTCGTTGCCGATTCCCGGAAGCGCGTCTCCCAGGCCGCCCATGATTGCGCCCGGCCACGACGTGCCGCCGCCGGTCCCGGTGGTTGTGCTGGTCCCGGTCGAGCCCTGCGCGCGTCCGAATGAAGTCGCTAGTCCGAGCGCTTGCATCTGTCGATCGAGCGCCTGGCGGTAGAGATCGCCTTCAAGCTTTCCCATCGCCTGTCCGCGGTTCACCTCCAGACCTAGCGTGTTCAGGTTGTGTTTACCTGACCCGCCGAAGCCTCGCGCGACGAGCGTCGTGTCCAGCCGATTATTCATCTGGTCGTAGACATCGTTGATCTCGTTGCGTCCCTGGATGCGGAGCTGCTCATCGACCCGCGGCTTCTTGCCGAGGTTTCTGAGCACGCGGCCGAGCATCGCGTTCATTGCCGCTTGCTCAGGCGTGAAGTAGGGAAGGTTTTGTGAAGTGGTAGTGCTGGTCTGGCTCTTCGACGACGACTTCCTTCCGAAGATCGAGCCAACCAGTCCGATCGCTGGTCCTATTGCTGCTGCCACGTGTGGTCTCCTGGAAACTCAGTCGCCAGCCATCCGTACACTGCGACGTTAATGGGTTCGCCGTGCCTGGTGGTGTGCGACCGAAGGAGGCCTTCCTGCTTCACGGCGAGTTTGTCGAGTAGCGATCGCATCAGCTTGTTGTCTTCGAAGACATGCATAGCGATCTTCTGAAACTCCAACTCGGTGAAGGCTAGATGTGCGGCCTGCTCAATAGCCGGAAGCGTGATTTCGTGTCCCCAAAACTCCGGTCTCTTGAAAAGGCAATGTCCGTGGCAGACGGTCGGTGAGACAGGTTCGATGATGATGACGCCGCCGAGAAGATCACCTCGCATCACCGCGATGTTGACCGAGGCTCTCTGTCGCTGGTGCTCGACGAATGCTTCTCTCGTCTGGGGAGCCTGGTCGTCGGCGATCTGGTCCCAGTAGTCCTGTGCCCAGTTCCACACGAGAGGCCAATCAGCATCATCAAAAGCAGCCAGGTGAACGGCGAGCTGCGCGCTTCTTCGTGCTTCCACGTATGACGTTCTCGGAGGGTCGTGAGAGGGTGGGCCTGCGGTCTCGATTGTACGTCGAGGACTCGCGCGAGGGAACACTCTTTATGGGCCTTCTAGGAGCAATATCGGTATGTTCTTGAAAGCAACGGCGGTGAACGGCGTGGAGAGCGTGCTCGGCAAAATTCCCCCCGAGCTGCTGTTAGCCGCTTCGCCGATCCTGGTCTCGTTCTGTTTGAGGATGGTCTGCTGTGGAGAATCAGCCACGATTGTCGTGATGTTGTAGGCCGCAGTGGTCCCGGTGGTTGCGAGCCAGTAGGTTCCGGAGGGCATCGAAACGGTCGAGCCGAGCGTAACACTTTTGATCACCACGCCGGCGGTGCCGGGGTTGCCCAACGCTCCGGTCTGGCAGACGAGGTTGAGATTCACATCGTAGATGCCGAGCGAAAAGAGATTTGTGCCGATGGTGTTTTCGATGCTCGTCACTAGCTTTTTGACCTGGAAGTCCCAGGGCAGAAAAAACTCACAAGCCAGGATTTTGTTCGCAGCCGAAATGGATGAGTTCTGAAGCGCCGCCTCCGGCATCTCGACGCTGTAGGCAAAGATCCAATCTCCTCCGGTAAACGGTGTCGCGGCCGGCGGGTCGTCGAGCTCGTGATCTATCAGCTCCTCGTGTTCGAAACACTCATCCAGGATGTCCGCGAGGTTTTTGCAGGCAAGCATTTTCTTGAGCTGGCCGTAGGTGATGAGATCGGTATCCGCGACCGCGTCGGCGAGCGACTTCAGACGTTTGTCCTCAAGCTTCAAGCTGGACGCGAAGTTCACCTTCCCGCGCTTGCCGGCGCCCGCCTCCAGCACTTCGGCGATTCGTTTGAAGCGGTCCTGGAGAGCTGATACGACGGGCGAGGGGATTCCCTTGAACTGCGTATCGGAGAGACTGAGGTCCAGCTTGCGGCGGTTGGTCACTACGCCTCCAAAAGCATCATGATCGGAGGGCCAAGCGTGGTCGTGTTGAAAGCGGTGATCGTGCCGAGGCTCGAGGGAAGCTGTCCTGCGACTGAAGCATTGGCTGCTGTGCCCGCCCGCGCTTTGTTGTTGTTGAGGATGTTCTGATGAGTCTGGGCGTTTTGGAGCTTCCTGATCTGCGCGGTGGTGTCGTTCGATGTGTGCGCGAGATAGTAATTGCCGGCCGCGAGCTTCACCGGCGAGCTTGGCGTGATCGTCTTACGCGAAGCTACTGCCGTCGATTGAGGACCGCTGTCGAGCACGAGTTGCCCCAGGGAGTTGTAAATGCCGCCGGCGAAAAACTTGCTCGCCACCGCGTTGGTGTTCTCGATGACAAACTTCGTGACAGTGAAGTCGAACGGGAGAACCCAGAGAAACACGACGACTGTGTTTGCCGTACCGTGCGAGGTGCCAGTGGTCAGTGTCGAAGGCACGTACAACCTGCCGGCGACGATGAAGTCGAAGCTTCCGGAGAGCGCCGCGCCTGGCGTCGATTCAACCACGTCATCCAGGAGCTCCGAATACTCCCAGCACTCCTCCAGGATGTTGACCAGGTTCTCACAGCGCAGAAGCTTCTTCAGCGTGCGGAGGTTCACCGCATCGGTGTCTTCCACCGGATCGGACACTTCGCGGACCAGGTTCTCCTCCATGTGGAGGTCGCTTGCGAGGTTTATGTCCCCGCGCAGACCGCAAGCGGCTTCGAGCTGCTCGGCGATCCTCTTGAACCGGTCGTTCAGCTCGTCGCCTGAACCTGGAGCGAGGCCATTGAGCAGTTGTTGCTGATCCGGGGTTAGCTCGAGGTAGCTCCGCCGGCGATTTGGTGATCGATCCTTTGCCATTACGGGACCGCGACGCCTGCCGTCTTCATCACCAACACCATGTTGGAGCTGGTCTTACCGATGCCGATGATGAAGGTGAACCAACCAGAAGCCAGGTCAGCCGCCGGCGCGATCTTCCCGGCGTTAGCCGACAGCACATAGATCGTCCCGACCGTGAGCGTCGCTCCGACGTTCATCTCGCCGATTGTTTCGATTCGAACGGGCTGACCGTTCTCCGCTGCGTTGAGCGCAATGCCGATGCCCGTCGAAGCTGCCGCGGATAGGTTTGCGTCGGCGCGTTTCCACTTGTTCGAATCCGCCGCGTCCTGGTAGATCACGTCGCCCTGGGTGATCGTGCCCCCCGCGGTGCCGTCGGAAGTCTGCGCTCCTGTGCCGGCTGCGACGTTGGCGGCCGTGATAGTGAGATCTGCCATAATTCAGCCTTTCTTTTGTCTAAATTTCGTCAACCGGGACTGGTATCGGGACCCAGATCGCATCCTGAGTCGGGGGAACCGGCAAAGGAACCCAGGTCCAGGGACCTGCATTTGGCTCGCCGATCAGCTTCAACCAGATGCGAATCGAGTAGACCGCGCAGTCGGCTGTGGGAGCCAGTTTCAGCCGATAGCTTCTCCCCTTGATGGTCTCAGGCAAACGAACCTTGATTGATTGTTCGCCCGATGTTGCGGGGATCACCTTTGTGAACCGAGTTGCGAGCGCGCCGCCGGGCTGATCGGTCTCCAGCGTAAGGGTGAGGTCCGCGGCGTTGTCGATCCTCAGCTCGATTTCCTTTGCCAGCTTCACTCGCTCGCTTCCGAAGTCGAGAGGATCGCTCAGGTAGAACTCGCCCTTCCCGCCAAGCAGATACAAGCCGAATACCTGGACCAGCAATCGCATCGCGTACAGGTTGAAGGCGCTCGCCGAACAAACCACTCGATGAAGCAGGCCCTTTATGTCTGAGCTGAAGACGGTGTGCGCCATTCGCCTGGTCGTTGAGGCGGCGATCGCCTTGGTGTCGCGCAATGACATCGCCTCGCCCGGATGATCTGAATAGAGTTTCAACGTCACCTCGCCGGCGTTGTCCAGATCGAGCTGTGCCTCTCTGACAAGACACATCTTTCCTTCCCCGAGCGGCGTCTCGTCAGTGTCGAAGCTCTTTCCCTTGCGCGCCTCCGGATACCAGTGAAGGATGATCTTCTTGATTTTGATCGCCGAGCCCGAGCCGGTGATCCGAATGGCGATGTTGGTCGAGCGCGAGCCCAGGCCGTTATTGAATGAAAGAACCGTCTGACCGGCTGCGTTGATCGTGCCGAGCGCGAGCGAGCTTGCCCCGTCGTCGAAGAATGCGGTCACCGTGAGCGTCGCGCCGCCGGGATCGCAGTCGATGACCAGGTCCTCCCAGGTCTTCTCAACCTGCAGAAGCCCTGGAGAGCCGCGGAAGTAACGTGAGAAAAGAGTGACGGCGATCGCGCTACCTGAGTCGGTCGTACCGGATTCGAGCGCCACGACATCCGACGTGCCCGACTTCGCGCCGGTCAGTTCGCCGTTCTGACCTTCGTAGTAGAATGCGCTGAAGCCGATCGAGTGGCGATACCAGCGATCGCTGGCGACGTGATAGACGAGGCTTATGTTCGGGCTCGATTGCCCTGATTCGGGATAGGAGTAGTACAGCCTCCCGTTCTTGTATTCGAGACAAGCCTTGTCTCGATTCGACGAGCTCACCGGCGGGATAGTAACTCCCGAAGCGAGAGTGACGGTTTCCCCGCGGAAGATCGGATCGAGCTTGTCCGAGATTTTTTGCGCGGTGTCTCCATTGAATCTGTAGATCCCCTCCTTTCCCTGGAAGTAGTCCACGTCGCCCGCCATGCACACTGCGCGGTTGCCGATCAGCCCAAGCGTCGCGCGGGTGATTTCAACCTCGCCGCCGATGTCGTCAGGATCGCCTATCAGCCGCCAGATGGTGTTCTCTTTGTAGAACAGGATCATCCGCGGCCGCATCGTGGCGCCGATAATCTCTTCACCGGGATCGCCGATGTCCGCGAAATTGCCGGCCGCGCTCGCGGAGCCTGGGAAGGCGTAAAACTTCAGCAGCTTCGACCAGAAGAAGCGCGCCTTGTCCGCGGCCGTCGCGTAGGCAATCGCGCGGCCGAGATATGGTCCGACGAGTCCCCTCGCCGCCGGCGCCGGATCGTTATCGGTCGCCATCTGCACTCCGAGCGCTGCGATCGTCGCGTCGCTCGCGGTTTCCGTGTAGGTCGTGGTTCCGTTCGCAACTCCGGTATTCGAGACTCGATAGACTTTCCCTTCAAGCTTCGACGAGGTCCGATAAATGTACTTCTTCGTGACCTGGCCATCGGCGCTTGCGGTCAGCCCGGTCAACGAACCTCCGGTCTTGTTAAAAGCTTTCGCCGGGCTCGCCGGCGAGGGGTTGGATTCATGCTCGTCGTCGTTGGCGTAGGTGTAGTAGTACTGAACGTCTTCCGCTTCGATCGTGCCGTTGATCGAGCCGAACACTTCCCACAGATCAAATTTGAAGGTGCCGGCCGCGCGGCAATCGAGGATGATGCGAACCGCGGCGACCGTTGACCAGTCCTTGCCGCTCGTCGCCCCTGTGCGCACGAAAAACGGAAGCCGCTGCGGATCGTCGATGATCGCTCCCGCCGCGTCTTGAAGCTGTCGCTTTCGAATCTCGAAGCGCTTCCACTTTTTTCCAGCCTTCTTGAGTATCTTTCGCGGGATGAGCGCTTCGTAGTAGTCGGTCTTGAAGTCGCCGGCGTTCACATCCACCTGAAGGATGATCTGCTCGAGCTTTTTGAACTTCTTCGCCCAGACCCAGATTCGGTGCTTGTCGTCGTCGTGAGCTGCGTTCCCGCTGAGCGTGGAAAGATCGAGTGACACGGTCCGCGTCAGGCTGTAGGTTTCGTCATCGCCCGCGGTGATCGAGAGCGAGCTGGTCCCTTCTTGTTTCTCCGATCCGTCGAAGCTGTCGGCCCCTGTCGGATCGACGGTCCACGTCTCGGAAGAATCGAAGGTGGTTACGGTCTTGGTGATCTCACTCGCCGGCGCCACGGTAGGCGCTCCAGTCGGCGCGGTGATCGACCAGTTGCGGTTGTTCGTTCCGTCATCCTTCACCTGCTTCGAGCGATTCATCACCCACAGCCACTTCTTGTAGGCCGCGAAGCCCATCGGCTCTCCATCAAATCCCGATGCGACTGAGGCGAAGTTGCGAAAGAGCGAAGTCGAGCCCTGAAACCTGATGCCCAGTGCCTTGATGAGCGAGCGAATCGTCCCGCTCGCGCTGTTGATCGCGGAAGTGCCCTCGCGAGTCTTGATGTTGCCGGCCGAGTCCGGGCGGAAGTTGGTGAGGTCAAGCGCGTCGCTTTCGGCGAGCTGGTCGCCAGGCGGCAAGTAGCTCACCGATCCCGATAGGATTTCGTGCTGTTCTTTCTTGTAGGCCATCTGCTAAGCTGCTCGCGCGTTTAATTCGGGGCGCTTGTGAGCTCGATCGATTCGGGGAGACGATCGGGCTCTTTACTTGGAATGAACCTCTTCAGCTCGACGCTCGGTGCTTCGAACACCACTCCCGCCAGATCACAGCTCTTGTAATTCGGACAGACCACAAGCTGAGTAGTCGCTCGGTCCATCAGGAAGCCGCACTTCGGACAGATCACCTTTGCGTAGATGAATGCCTGGTAGCTGTCCTGCATCGATTCGTAGCTCACTGATTCGTTCCCCAGTAGTAATCGAACAAGCTTTCGTAGAGGGCCATCAGCTCACGGTCGTGCTTGGCGACTTCAGGCATCGCCGCGTCGGATTCCTTAGCGTCGGCTTCCGCTCGCATGGCGTTCTGGATGTAATCGCCAAAACAGAGGGGACCTGGAATTGTCGTGTTGAGCTCGCCGGTATCCAGCTCCGCGGGAAACTCGGTGTACAGAAATCGGATCGTTCTGCCGCCCACTTGAGAGACTGGCTGCCACCTGGTCGCCTGGCTCGTGCTCTTATCCTCAAACCAGTGTTCCTCGGGATCACCCTGTGTCACCAGGTAATTCAGATCGAGCGCGGCCATCTCCGCGGATGAGGACGCGCGCAGTGAGCGATTGCCGATCGAGACGTGCAGGGTGACGAGATAACGCGCCAGGTGCGCCGCAGATCCTTGCCCGACGCCGGTGACTTGGTTTGCGTCGCGCGCGATGAACAACGCCCAGCTCCGGGCCGCGCGCTTGACCGCCTCGTCTGCCCATTCGATCAACTCAGCCTTCGTCCACCAGGTGAGGTCGGCGATGCTGGGGGTGTGCAGGTCCGGGAGCAAGCCGGTGATAAGTGTGTTTACATCGCTCATCGAGGTTGATCCTTCGGGGCGCCTGGCCGCATCTGGGGAACGATCTTCTGAAGCTTGATCAGCTTCAGAAGTCGTGATCTGTCAAAGGAGTCGAGATCAAACGGTCCGCGATCGTAGAGCTGCGCCTGCGATCTCGCTCGCTGGTAGACTGCGAATTTCTTCGCGCCGGCGAGAAAGCTTTCGAGGTGTGGCATCACCTTTTCGAGCTCTTGTCCGCCTTCGCGTTTTCTCAACCTGTAGAGCGCCCACTCGATCAGATCGAGGTGGTACTCTTCGGGCATCTCCGGAGTATCGAGATCGCCCGCCAGCGCAAGCGGCTCTGCGGCATACATCAAGGACGCTCCGGTGTTTCCTGTCGGCTGTGGATAGATGGCAAGGTAGTCAAAGCCGCGGGTGGCGTAGCGCTCTGGAGTGCCCGCCGTGGATAGCCAAGTCTCCGATACCGCGTCGAGCTCGTGAATGGTTGCCGGTTTGACGACCGTCCCGCTGCTGTCCAGGGTCAGACGAAGTGGCAAGAGGTAAGAAGGCGAGCCGATCAGCGTGCGAAGGTTTGTGTATTCTGCCTGGTTCGCGGTGAGGGTGATGCCCTTCGAGCGTTCGATAGCCAGCGTGAGCAGACACCAAAGCCGTTGGCCCTCGTTGATTGCGTCGACGACCGACGTCGCGCCGTAATAGGTCCCAGGATTGGTGTCATCTAGCCTCTGCCAGATTCGCGCTTTGATTGTTCCGAGATTCACCGCTCATTTCCTCTCGAGCCTCGCCATTTCTTCGTAGACTTTCCTGAGCGCTTCGGTCTCTTCGACGAGCTCGGCGAGCAGCTTTTCCCGGTCGAGGGAGCGGACCAGGCCGGGCGGATCGTGTACTAGGCTCTCAAAGAGCGCTTCGACTCGGTCCGCGCGTTTGATCTCTTTCCCGCGCGCTTCATTCCAGAGGTCGAGGGTCTTGCACTTTTCCTGCTTGCAGGGCACGGTGACCGTCCTTTCTTCCTGCGCGTGGATCCTCTTGCCGGATCTGGCGAGGGGAACCAACAGAGCGAGCAGCAGGGCGCCTATGCAAAACTTCACGGCATCCTCCGTCGCTTGTCTTCCAGATCCAGGTTGTGACCAAGGGATCGCGCCGCGCGGTGACTGACAAATCGATCGGCCATCCGCAACTGCGTCGGTACGCGCCGGCGATTGTCTTCCTTGACCATCTCGCCGAGCAGCGCGATGAATCGTTGTTCCTTTGCCGCGGCGCCGGTGTAGTCCTTCATCAACGCGAGCAGATCAGCCTCGGAGCCAGCGAACAGACACTCGGTCGATATCCAGTCGGGAATGTAGGTGCTTGCGGAGGTGATTCGCGCGACCTTCTTCTGGTAGCGCAAAGGGTGACCTTCCGATACTTCGGGAATGGGATAGAGCTCGACTTGTGGAAGTGCCGGCGTGGAGCTGTCGTCTTTGACCGGCGTGTAGCTCTGGGGCCGGCCGTAGCGCGTTCTCGCAGGGTCTCGTTTGTCGAGCTCTTCCAACTCAAGCTGATCGAGGTCCCTCTCGGTGAATGGGACTTTCAATGACTTGATCGAGCCGAGATCGGATGGCAGCGCGTAGATCCGCTTGAAGATTTTGTAAGCAGCCTCAGTCGCCGTCTCGCCTTCATATGCCCGGTCAATCGTGCCAGTGGTGCCGCTCGCAAAAGTGAAGACGTAGAACGGGTCGTCTTCCTGGAGGCGAATCTCGCGCCCGGTCATTCCCGAGGTCCAGGTCCCTCCCGTCAGAGTCAGCGCGGTCAATCCGTTAGTGACGGCCACGGTCCCGGTTTGGTAGATCGCGGTTGTTTGGAGGGTGGTCTCGCCCTTCAGCCGGGTCCAGTCTATGTGACGGACGATCTGCTGAATGCGGTCGTTGATGTAGCGGTCGAGTACATCGAGATCGACGCCCGCGCCGGCCGGCAGCTTCGATAGCGCCAGCCTGATCTGTCCGAAGGTTTCAGCCACGCGCCCACCTCCTTAACTTTTCGCAATGAGGGTGAGCGCGCGATCCGCGCCTTCGGCCGACGCTGAGACGATCTTCACAAAAGCCCAATCGGCGAGCTCGCCAGGCAGGTCATAAGATCGGCCTTGAACGACAGTGACGGAGACGAGAGTGTTGTTGCGGTCGTAGAGGTCCTGGTAGGTGACGTTATCGGCGCTGACTTGGAATTTGATTGAGGCGCCGGTGAAAGCGGCCGGCAACTGCAAGCCAAAATTTCGGTAGGCCTGAATCGCTAGAGCTTGTGAGGTAGTCTGGCCGTTCGCGATCGTCGCGGTCATCACGACATGTTTTGCTTGCTCTCTCATCGTTTGCTCCTAAAGCCTCTTCAAGGTCACGCAGAGCTGCACGCCGGCCAACGCTGTCAGCACGCCAGTGAATTTGATCGAGAGCCGATCTCCCTGCGCGAGCTGTCGCGCCGCCTGAGAAGCAGCAAGCGATCCCACCTGGACCGTGTTTGCCGTTCCCTTCGCGTTGAAGGTTGCGGAAAGAACTGACGCGCCCGAACCCGGCGCACCGGTTCCGGTATCCTTGAACACATCGATCGTCACCGCGCCGGCGTCGGTGCCCGCCGCCGAATGAATCTCCCGGACGTCGGTCACCTCGAGCCCCGTTGCGCGGTTGCAGATGAAAAAGCCTTGCGTCGCCAGTTGCGCATTCGCATTCAGGGCGAACACCACTTCTTCAAATGCCGGCGTCAGTCTTCCAGACATCGTTCCTAGATGGGGCGTAGCGAAACTGTGATGACTACTCCGGCAAGCGTTGTGAGCGTCCCGGC